ATCATGGCTTTGTTATATCTTCTTTCTCTATCTGTTATGACATGATCTTTAGGTATAGCCTCTCCATATATTTGTTTTATTTGGTAATCCCATCTTTCTAAAGTTTCTTTGTTAGTTTCTTTGACAAATTTTCCATCAACAATTTTGCCATAAGCAAATCTAGCATGTCCGCTTTTACCTTGAAAATAGACCTTATATGTTTTCATATCATGTACCTATACTTTCCAAATGAATCTACTATGTGTAAGTTATGTTTCGCTCTAGTAACCCCCGTATAAAACACACGATGTTCATCATCTTGATTGGGTGCATTGACTGCAGGATAGCATGACTCAGATAATAATATTACATTGTCATCCTCTCCGCCTTTCATCTGATGTATTGTCGATAGTTTAATACGAGGCTTATCTAGATCCTCTCCCCTTCGTAATATGGCTGCCCTATATGTCTGATCATCTTCTGACATGTTTACAACATCTTCAGATCTCATAGACTTAGGCGCAACCAATCCATGATTAGCCACAAGTTCGTTATATGTTAAACTGCTCTGTGGATCTAAATAATCTAATGTCTTAGCCGATCCTCTTTTGACCACTTGATTCTTACCTTGCTTTGGTACAAACCCATAAAACTGCTTGATCATATCCAAGGCTATAGGCTTATCCTTACATAAATCTTCCCACATTTTTATGAACTGTGTGTACTCATTACTAAATGATACTTGACCAAATCGCTCGTATAAATATCCATTGTCACGTAAATTTGTTTCTATTTTACTAACGATCTTATTAGTTCTGGCCATGATAGTCCATGACCCTTCGTCTATATCTACATCATACCAATTCATATGGTAGTCTACTAATCCTTCACGTGTTGTTGGATTCCATTCTTTTTTCTGTCTTACATCAATTCTTTTTACAATCTTATCTGCGATACTATGCACGGACATCGGAACTCTGTAGCTCTGATCCAAGATCCTTATGTTAGAACATGAGTTCATAAAATTTTTTACATCAACACCATTCCATGCATGTATAGCTTGATCATCATCTCCTGCATACCACACACGTTTAGCTGATTGTTTTAGGACATCAATCATCGACCATTGAAGCTTTGTTAAATCTTGTGCTTCATCAACTATCAACACATCAATCGATGGCGCAGTTCCTTGATACACAAAGTCTTGTATCATATCTGTGAAGTCTCGCTTGTCGTATTCTTTCTTATATTCTTTGTATACCTTGTTTACTTTTTTCAAAAAAGAATAGCTAAGTTGATAATCGCCATTGTCATTATATTCTTCATCCAAAGAAACTTCTCTCATGGCTGCTCTACCAATAAGTTCAAGATACTGATTACCTTTATTAAAAGATTGCAGAAGCACACCATCACTATTAGATCTTGCAGTATTACCATCAAATATAATTCCAAGTTCCTCGCCCAACTTAGTAAAGTCTGCACGAGTCAACATGTTAGAATCATTAAGACCTAGCCAATTATAGCCAGTTGAATGTAGAGTCTTGAACCACGGAACATCTTTGAGTGATAGTTTAGTTTGTTCAGATATACGATCCTTGGCCTCTTCTATAGATTTTTTAGAAAAGGACACAAACGCAATCTTATCTGGCGGTGTGCCTCTGCCTAACTCTTCCTTAACTATATCAATCAAAGTATATGTCTTACCACATCCTGGTGGTCCGAATATTAGTTCTTCATCCATTAGACTTTTCTCTTGGTCTTTTCTCTAGCCACTCTTGAACTTCACTTTCTATCCATCTAGATGTTCCGTTCTTTTCGGGTAGACCAAGCATCACGGGTTTAGGGAACATGCCCTTTTGTACCCAAAGATATAATGTTGACTTAGATATCTTAAGCCAAGAACATACCTCGGGTCCCGTTAGGAATGTAGTACTCCTATCCATTTGTTTTTCATTAGAATGGGATTTCGTCATCATCTGTCTCCTTATTTACATATAAATCCACTTCAGTAGTTTTAAATTTAGGAACCCACCAAATCCTCAAATTAACCCACTTACCATCATCCATCTTGATTGTTCTTGTGCCATTACATTTAGAATCATGATTTAAATCTTTTAATCTCTGTTGGATCTGTGGTCTATTAAAGGTAGTAAATCCCCTTTGTTTCAAAAACTCCTGCAGTCCTTTCATGGTAAAATATGTCAAGTCATCTTCTGTCCATGGTTTACCCATGGTCATTTCCTCGGGAGACTTTGCCCGAATACGGCTAGTGCAGTAGGTTTCTACGAGTTCTTTAAATTGACCCGTTAAGGTCAACTCTTCAGAAGCTTCTATTGATGTTGCAGTGGATAACAAGTTATTTACCAAAACTTGCCAATCCCCTGGTTTAAACAACGGAGGCATAAAATCTATTTGTTCCATGCATGCACGTTGAAACTGTATAGGCATTTGTAATTGCTCTGTAGATAGCTCGAGTCTCTTACCATCCACGTCAAGAAAGAATAATCTTGGCTCTGATTTTAATATCGTTAGTCCACCAATCTCGGGCAACGTATCATGGCCACCGATTCCATACTTTGCTTGTTTACATGCCTTCTTATCACAATGACTCTGCATAGGTTCATCCCTACACAGATACTCATAATCTTTTTTCTCATGTTGTTGTTGAATTGTTACTATCTCAGATGCGGGTAATGGTGGTGAGCAATACTTTTGATTCCATGTCTCAAGCATTTGTTTCCAACTTTCTGGAAACTTCTTGATTGCATACTTACCCGCATGAAACATAACCTTGTTTCTCTGACCCTCTGGAATACCAAGGTTAAAAAATATACGTAAGCACCAAGGCGCATCGTCAAATTCTTTTTTATTATTACCAAGATTTAACTTGGCTAAATCGTCTAACGTTACTTTTTTCTTTTCTACAACTTCTAAGAATGTCTCAAGGGTCATCTCCTTACCCTTTTCATCAACTGCATATCTTAAACTATTATCTGCATCAAAATATGGAAGATTAATAAAATTTCCTACATCTCCTCGGTCTACTAATATCTGATCTTGCTTTGGAAATATCTCACAATTAGAGTGACCAAGTGCTGCTGCCATCTCTCCTAAATAATCTCTTATGTCTACTGCGGGGTAATATTCTTTTAAAAACAAAAACAAATGTGCGCCACCCGATTTACTTCTGCATACAACAAAAGGCAGTTTCATAGTCTTACATCTCTTTGCTATTTCTGCATGATCTATGGGATATGTGTCTATATCCAAGACACCAAACTTACACTTGTTTTCGTGTGTAATAGGTATTGATCCAATGCCCGTTGTCCCATCTAAGTGACCTTTAATTAAATCAATAGTCAAAGGTTCTTTAACGATGAAACTCTTAGCATCAGTCTTACCATTTTTTCTAACGTTACCAATAGTGGTTTGTCCATGTGCAGTGCTTGATCCCTCAAACACTGCCATGAACTTGTGATGAAGATCCATTAGAATGGAATTTCATCTTCTTTAGCTGCTACGGGTTGGTCTACTATATCTTCGGCTCTAGCTTTAGCCTCGCCTTTCATAACAGACTCTCTGAACTTCTTAGCCTCTTCAAACAAGCCTTTGTCCTGAACAAAACCAACTCTATCAAAAGTCCAATTGAAAAAGGTCCCTTGATCGTTACTTTCTTCAACAGATCTAAACTTCCACATGGTTGCATAAACTGCGGGTACACGTAGTTGTCCTTGTTTGTCCTTGACCTTTTGCATGGCTATTTGAGTTTTCCATCGTCTACTAACTTTTAATTGTGATACTTTCATATCAAGTATAGCCAACGTAGGAATATCCCCATCAAGAATAATACAATAATGCTGATCGGATTTAACAAGTTCGTTACCATTAGATAATATTTCTTTATTACCTTCACGTTTAGCTTGTTTAATGATCGGATTGTCGGGAGCTATTTCTCCCACAAATCCTCCGCCTTGATCACGAGGTATGAACTCAAGATATTTAGTTTCTTGATAACAAGGTATAACTGTTACACCTTCTTCTCCATCCCAAAACTGATTTGTTACAGTATTAAACATATCTCCTTGAGAACATCCATTAATAAACTTAGGATCTGTTTTCTTAAGTTGTGGAGACATTGCTTGTACTAAACGTAGGAATGGTATTTGTAATTCCGATGTATCGTAATCAATGCCATCGCCAGCGGTTTCAAAAATTTCATCTTCTATTGCTGAGGGAAGATTGTCCTCTTTTTTTGTTACTGCTTTGCTCATTATTAACTCCTTTTAATATCGGCAGTTCTTGCTACAAAGGCACCAAATAAATCTAAATCTATCGGTAACCCCTTCTCAACACGTTCCCTAATGAAAGCTTTAAGTGTCATTGAGTGAATGTGTGTCTTCTTTTCGGGATGCATACCACGTTGTTCGAGTTCATACATAATGTCCCCCGCCATGTTATCCTCTCCCTTACCAAATGACATGATGACATCATTCTTAATTATATCATCAAGGCCATTATCTCTTAACCACTGATAAGCCTCATCTCGTCTTGTCTGTGGTATACTTGCATTAATCAAAGGTTTTAAACTTACACTTAAATTTTCTACATCTAAACGTTGGACACCCATCTCATCCATCATAGCGGGTATTTGTTCTGTAGACATTTTATGTTTTTGAAGTTTTAAACTTTTAAGTTCTTCTTCCTTTGCGTTAATATCTATTGTAAGCTGATCCAAGTCTTTTACAAGTGAGGAGAGAGTTTTCATGTCCCCCTTCTTTACATTGTCAAGTGTTGTATCATCAAACATTTCATCAAAAATTTCTTCAGCCATTTAAGTATCTCCTCTTCAGGTTTGGGTTGAAATAAAAAAATTAATGTTTATATTGGAATATATAGGAGTTAAATGATGAATGTCAACCACATAATGAAAACAAAACCATATAGTCATCAAACAGATGCATTGTTTAAAGCGAAAGACATGGGACTCTTTGGGTTTTTCATGGAAATGGGCACGGGTAAATCTAAAGTATTAATTGATAATATTGCTTGGTTGCGCCATGAGAAAAAAATAAATTTTGCATTAATACTAGCTCCGAAAGGTGTTTATCGTAATTGGGTACAGAAAGAAATACCTACACATTTGTCAGATAGTATAGAACATAAATTATTATATTGGCAGTCAAATTCAAATAAAATGTATGAAAAAAAGTTAAATGAATTTTTTAAAACCACAACCACGGCCATGAGAATATTTGTTATGAATATTGAGGCTTTTTCTAGTTCACGTGGGATCAAGGCGGGTAATTGGATTGCTAAAAAGTTTGGAGGTCGAGGACTTATAGCCATAGATGAATCAACTACAATTAAGAATCCTAAAGCTAAACGAACTAAATCATTAATAAAAATAGGTCGGGAGTTTGCATATAAACGTTTACTTACGGGATCGCCCGTGACTAAATCACCCTTGGATCTATGGTCACAGTTTGAGTTCCTTGACCCAGGGATCTTAAATTTTAAAAGTTACTATTCTTTTCTTAATCGTCATGCAAATATACTAAAAAGAAATCTTGGATCTCATAGTTTTCAACAGATAGTTGGATACAAAAGATTAGACGAATTGCTTGGTAAAATAGAACCGAATATATACAGAGTATTGAAAATGGATTGTTTAGACCTACCCGATAAAGTATACACAACTCGTTTAGTTGAATTAACTGATGAACAAAAAAAGATGTATCAGAAGATACAAAGAGAGGCTATTTTATTACTTGATGTTGCTTCAACTGTAACTGCGCCCATGGTCATAACTCAAATGTTACGATTGCAGCAGATACTATCGGGACATCTCAAAACAGATGAGGGTAACATAATTGATTTTAAAACCAATAGGTTAGCTGAGTTACTTAATATATGTGATGAGGTAACGGGTAAGATACTTATTTATTCTAGATTTAGATACGATATTATCACAATAAAAAATAAACTTGAAACTTTGTATGGTAAAGATTCTGTTGGCACATACTATGGCGATACACCTCAAGAAGAAAGGGTCAGAGTTATTGAGGCATTTGAAGATCCCGATAACCCAATGAGATTCTTTGTAGGCAATCCATCAACTGCTGGATATGGTATAACTTTGAATCAAGCGAATACTGTAGTTTATTATGCAAATGATTTTAATCTTGAAACTAGGATGCAGTCTGAAGATCGATGTCATCGTATTGGCCAAACCAATAAAGTAACATATATAGATTTAATTACGGAGAACACAATCGATGAAAAGATTGTGAAAGCTCTTAAAGATAAAATAGATATAGGCGCAAAGGTATTAGGAGAGGAGGCAAGGCAATGGCTAAAGATAGATCCAAAACAGAAAACAATGTTATAGATTTTAACCAGGCTAAACAAAAATTTCGAAATATTAAGCCATCAACAACAGTTCTTGAAGATTTAATAGAAGATGACGAAGAATACTACTTTGAAATAGAATTTGACAATGATGAGTAAAAAAAGTCTTGATTTAAGAGTCATACAGTAGGGGTAAGGATAGTCCCTAGTATGATTCTACCTCCCATCTGAACTTCATTTGGCCATAAATTGGTTGCCATTTTCTATCTCTGTTTTTACGTGACCACCCTTTACTTGGCTTGGTTTCTCCAACAATCTTCCATCCCGATCCTTTTAAACTAGATCCCGACTCTGATTGTAAAGTGTAGGTAATCATTCTAAGTCCACCCATCTGCTGCCACACTCTCCAAGATCTACCATATAAAAAAGAGCATGTGTTTTTTGGGCTATCTTCTTTGGTACAGACTCTTAGTATTTCCATAGTAAAACCATCATTCATCAAACGAGCTACGGGATTGCCTATTATTGCAACCCCGACTAACTTGCCCTCGAACCCCGCACCAATCGCAAATCTACAATTTTTTACGGGATTGTTATGTCTGTGAAAATTAAGTACAAATTCATTAGCTTCTTTTATACTTATTGGTAATGGATGTAGTTTCAAGATTTCTTTAATCATATAAGTAATCATTATTGGGTTTAATTTCCCACCTATAAAATATGTGGTCATCTATTCTCGTTACATAAGTCTTTGTTTCTGCCCAACTAGGATTAACATAGTCAGCATGATAATGTGTTGCGCCCTCAAC